AATGAATACACCGACGTGTTGTCCATTGCCCTCACAACTCCAGGCACAAAAAATTCAGCCGCTAACAGCAGCAGACCTACAACAACCCCGATGGGCCATAGAAATAAAGCCATCAAATGCAGGGTGGCGTCTCCAGAATCTTCGAGAGGAACCCATCGGCGAACTATAAAGCTAAAGATTCCGCCAATGGCAAGATAGGAAAACACGTAAAATATTTCATTCATGATCATTTGTTCACCCTCTTCCCATCCACGCACACAAGCCAGCAATGCGGCTTATGCCTTCCCGGCAACGCCCATGCGGTCATGATGTGAAGCGACCATAGACAGAATAGCATCATTCGATCCTATCAATATTCTTGGCAGCCCAAGCATCCAAATCAGAGCGCTTGTACCGAACGATGTTCCAGCCGATTCGGCTGTACGGAGGGCCGTTGCCTTTATTGTTGTTGGCGGCTCTATTCGCCAATGTTTGCGGCGACAGAGGGCATCCTATACTTGTCAAATAGAGGCTGGCTTGTTTGCGCGTCAACCATTCCGTTGATTCAGGCTCACCCAATCTAGGCACTCCGGTAACAGTGGTTATGTCTCGGGACGGTCCCGCATAATCAATATAATACCACACCTTACGCCCAATCAATAGCAATTTGATTTTATTCGCCATTCAGGTAAAACATGAAGCATGGGCGCATTGACCGAAGCAGAAATCATGGCTTGTTTGTCGGAGAACTTCCGGCTTGCGGCTGAATATTGCGAAGACTTGGCGCGGCTGCCAAAGAAGGGGCCGACGTACATTAAACTTCGCCAGAGCCTGAAGTTGTTGGAGGGGGCTTGCCGGCAAGCGGCGCATTGGCGTGAAGACGCTCGGTGGCTGAAGATCGGAATGGACATGGCCCATGTCCATGAGAAAGCGGGGGGATGGCTGCGGGGATACACGGATCGTGAGGGGCGCCATATCAGCATCGCCCCTGGTCAGATGAACCCGTTGTTTAAGAAATTGGCTGAAAGCTTGCGTAGTTCTCATGCTGGCGTGGAACGGCTGAGGACCATGAAAACAAATAAAGTCGGCGCAATTCTCCCCGTCTCGGCCCGGCGTCCTGTTGTGACCAGCGGATACAAGAAGTCTCAGGGCGGAATCCTTATCCCATCGGGGGTGTGATGGAAGGGGATTTTGAAGATCGCCCGGAAGTTGACCCGGTACAGCCAGACGCTACGAATTCAACCGGCGTCAAGCGGGCGATGAGGAAGAAAAAGAAGGCCGAGCAAGAGGCGGTTGAGTTTTGGGCCTCAGTATTTGCTTCTCCGGTCGGGCGGCGTGAAATGTGGAAGATTCTCGCTGACTGTCACACGTTTGAGCAAATGTTTGCTTGTGGACCAAACGGGTTCCCACATGAAAGCGCGACATGGTTTCACGCGGGGGAACAGGCTTTCGGACAAAGGTTGTACCAAACGTGGCTTATGCGTGATACCCAAGCAATAGCCTTGATGCTTTTTGAAAACGACCCTCGATTTAAGAAGGCTAGTCAATGACTGATGAAGTCACCATTCCAGTAGAAACAGAACTGCAGGCCGAAGCCCAGGTTGAACAGCCTTCCGAGGTTGCCCCATCGTCTTTGCTGGGCGACGTTATCGCGGGAATCGGCGCCGACGACAAAGCCGAAGAAGCCCCCCAGGAAGACAAGCCGGAAGACGTTGCGCCCGAACCAGAAGCGGCGACGACTGAGGCTTCCGTTGAAGAGGAAAGCGGGGAAGAAGAGGGGGGGCCGGAAGAGGCTGAGCCCAAGGAACCCGAACCACTCGCCGCTGTTGAATACGATTACACCCTCCCCGAAACGCTGACCCTACCCGATGAACGCAAGGCGGAATTCCACGCTGCCCTTGATGCGTTCCGGGCCGATCCATCCAAGGGTGTGCAAGGTCTGATCGACATGCACAACCGGGCCATGGAAGAACACGTAGAGCGTGCCCGTCAGGAACAGTTCAAGGTGTGGAACGAAACCAACGACAGCTGGCGTAAGCAGGTTCTTGCTGATCCTGAAATTGGCGGGGCTGGGCATCAAACGGCGATGATGGCGATTGCCCGCATGCGTGACCGTCTGGCGTCTTCTCATAAACCGGGCACGCCTGAATACGTTTCTGATCTAGCGGCATTTGATCAGTTCTTGAATGTGACGGGGGCCGGAAACCATCCGGTTTTCCTAAAGCTCCTGCACAACTCGGCGCGGTTGTTTGATGAGCCTGCGCCGCCACCTCCCAACCCGAAGCCGCCGAAGGATATCGGCAAGCAGAACGGGAAGGGTCTTTTGTATGACCATCCCCGAAGCGTGAGGTAAAATTGAAAACCTTATGCCTTCCTCTCGGCCTCGGTTGCAAGCGACCCTGTTGCTTCAACCTCTTTTAATGGAGCTATAATATGAGCACTGGGTCATTCCTCACTCTCTCCGATCTGACTTCCCGTACAGACAGCATGGGGAAGCAGGCGTATATCGCGGAAATGCTTTCGCAGAGCATCGTCGTCACCGACGATCTGCCGCTGATCGAATGCTCTGAAATCGGCGGTCACGAATTCGTGGTGCGAACCTCGATTCCTGCCGGTTCTTGGCGTCAGTATAACATGGGCGTCGGTTACAGCAAGTCCACCACTGGCAAGTCCCGTGTGGGCGTTGGTTCGCTGGAAGGCTATTCTCAGGTTGACCGCATGTTGGCCGAGGACTCGGGGAACATCGCTCAGTTCCGCGAAAACGAAGACGTTGCTTTTATCGAAGGCATGGGCCAGACCATGGAACAGACTATTTGGTATGGCAACACCACGCAGACGCCCGCCGAATTCATGGGCCTGTCGCCTTTCTACAATTCGGTCAACCAAGCCAGCGCGCAAAACTCGGTTAACGTGCTGGACGCGGGCGGTACGGGTTCTAGCAACGCTTCGTTGTGGCTGATCTGCTGGGGCGAACGCACCATTTGCGGCGGGTTCCCGCGTGGGTCCAAGGCCGGCCTGACTATGGAAGACAAGGGCGATACGGTTCCTGGCTATGATAGCCTGGGCAATCGTTTCGAAGCCTATACTTCCTGGTTCCGCCATCAGATGACCGTTATCCCGCAGGACTGGCGGTTCGGCGCGCGCATCGCCAATATCGACGTGACTGCGGCTGGTCTTGCCGGTCCGAACGCCTACGATCTGGAAGCGGGCATGGCCGAGATGGTTCTATTGCCGCCGTATTTGGGCAAGAACACCTCTGGTATCACCAAGACCGACGCCCCGAACGATCCGGCTCCCGGTATCCGCCCGGTCATGTACTGCAACCGTACCGTCCGTCACTGGATGGACGTGCAGGGCATGCGTAACCGCAACGTGCTTCTGACCATCAACGACGTTGCCGGCAAGCCGCAGGATACTTTCCGAGGCATCCCGATCAAGATTTCGGACCAGTTGCTCACCTCTGAATCCCGCGTGGTTTGATCCACACACAGGAAAGGAATTGAATCATGCGTAGTGACGCCCTTTTGGCCTTCGTCCCGATCAATGGCAACCTGTCCATGGTTGCCGGGGCTGGAGTTGACATCCCTTCGACTAATGTCATTGACCTGTTGGGGGGGGGTGTCGGAACCGCTGTAACCAACATCATCGGTCGCGCCACGCTGCCCGGTCAGATGGACGGCATGGGTGTGGGCGGCATTCGCCCGGAACTGAATGTGACGGTCGGAACCGCCTTGGCTACCAGTTCTTCGGCGACTTTGAACGTCGCTTTCGAAGCTGCTGCTGATGACGGCTCTAATCAGCCGGATACGTGGTATACGCTGGTTGAAACCGGAGAACTGACCGCCGCTCAGTGTGCCGCCGAAACGGTAATTGCCCGTCTGCCGTGGCTGCCGCCTTTCCCTGCCAACCTGCGCCCGCGCTTCTTGCGCTTGCTCTTCAAGGTTCCGGCTGGCACTACCTTCACTGCCGGGACTATTTCGTCGGCTCTGGTCACCACGGTTCGTGATGATCAGTTCAACAAGCAGGCGTCTAGCAATTACACGGTGCTGTAATGGGACGCCCCCCGCGCATTCAATCGGAGACCGGTAACGATATGACTGATTTCACCGAAACTCCCGAGTTCAAGGCGGCTGTCGCGAAGGCTGTGGCTGAGGCGATGCCGTCCTTGATGGCGGCTATTTCCGAGGCCAAGGGGGGCGCTCCCGCTACCAGCGGCGATCAGTCTTTCGCTGAAGGTCTAGCTCTGGCTATCGCCAATATTAGTAATCAGGGTATTGGCAAGAAAACCATCGTCCCGCCTCAGGTGCTGAAGCAACGGGAAGAAGCCCGCGAACGCATGATGAGCCTTTTGGTAGAAGCACATGCTCGGGGAGAAGTCCCCGGCTATACCTTGACCAAGAAGGTTTATTTGAATGAGGTTCTGATTGAACCGCAGACGCTGGACCCGGCGACTAAGGCGCTGGTGGATCAGCATATCTATTGGCCGAATGTCCCGAACGAGTTTATGGTTCCTGCCGATCCTCTCGCCAAGGAAATTCATGCGGCCTTTTTGGAAAGCATTGCTGGTGGTCCCGCATCGCCGGCTCAGAAGCAATCCAACTTCTATGTTTCCGGCAAAGTGGTGGTCAAAGGGCGCGGGTCTCAGGCAAAGACAAGCGAAGCCCCGGCGATTTCCGATCCCAGCGGGTTTATTGATCCGCGCATGCCGCCTGGGAAAATCAAAGATGTTCCCGTGTTTGGCACAGTTGCCGCTCCCGTTCGGGTTGGAGTAGCGTAATGGCCGATCTTTACATCAGCGAGCACAAGAACGGCGTTTCTGGCATTGGGACATATGTTGCCCAAATGCTGCCTGAGCCGGCCGTGACGATTCAGAAAGTCGCCATCGGCGGCGCGTCGGTTCAATCCGCCGCGTTTAACGAGAAGACTTATGCCGTTCAAATTGTCGCTGATGGTGCGTGCCATGTTTTGTTTGGCTCTGACCCGACTGCGACTTCTTCATCCATGTACCTACCCGCAAACGTGCCCTACTACCGTGGGGTGGCCCCTGGCGACAAGATCGCCGTGATTTCGTAAGGAAGCGAAAATGACCGCGACGAATGTACAGCTTGTCACCCTTTATGAAATGCCCGTGACCAAAAGCACGGCAGGCGGCATTTATCGCGGGGCTGGTGACCCGACCAGTGCTTTGGTGGTTCCCATGGGGTCATTGTACGTCAAGACCGACGCCAGCGCCACCACTGACCGGCTGTGGATCGCCACCGACAGCGCCGGAACTTGGGCTTATTTCACGGCTAGCGCCTAACCAGGAGAATGGATATGAACAAGCTTTTTGCCATCGTTGGCGCGGCCCTGTTGATGGGCACGGCGGCTTTTGCTCAGACCGCTACTCAGGTACCCACCCTGAACCCCACCTCGGATTTGATCCCGGTCATTCCGTTGGGTCAGCCCTCGGCCCGAACCGTCTATGCGTCGCCGGCTGAAATCAACGCGACCAGTTATGCGGTCAAGCGTACGCCGACGACTACGTCTGCCGGCGATGGCTATACCAGCACATTCGGCAATTATCAGACCAAGCTGATTTTGAGCCCGGCTCTGACCATGAGCTATGCTTATGTCACCTTCGCCCCGGCTCCCTCGGATGGCGCTACTGAGTGTGTCTTCTCCAAGTCGGCGATCACCGCCTTGTGGCTGACCGCGAACACCGGGCAGACCGTGAATGATGCTGCCACTTCCTTGGCTGCGAATGGTTCGGTTTGCTACACGTATAGCTCGTCCAACCTGACCTGGGACCGCTCGATGTGATCGGCACCCCCTCGCACCGGCTTGCCGTTCTTGGCTTGGGGGTAATGCTGGCCTATTGCCCGGCGATCTTTTCCGCTCCTTCAATGCCCCGATGGTGGTTAATCGCCATCGGGGTTCCTTTATTGGGGGCGTTTCATTTGGCTAGGGGAGATTGGCGCATTCTTGGGCTGGCCTGTGCTGGTCTGGCTTATGCCTCGTTTCATGTCATTGTGTGGCCTCAAGACGGGCTCTTGCCATTCTACATGCTGTGCTTGATCGTCCTAACCGCCGTGGCGGCAAGCGCAGCAGAGAAAGGCGATATGGTTCTATCGGCCATAGGATGGGGAGTAGCGGTCTCATCGGTTATTTGTCTGGCTGATGAATTGGGATGGGCTTTATTCACAAAAGGCGGCTCGCCCTATCCTGGGGGGCTGTTTTATAACTCTGAAATCATGGCGGAGATTGCCGCGCCATTGTTCATATGGGCGCTGGTTTCAAAGCGCTGGTGGCTGGCGTTCTTCCTGGTCTCTCCTTTGGTTCTGTGCCATTCACGGATATCCATCATTGCCGTTGGGATTGGTATTGCGTATGCCATGACAAGAGGCCGATGGAGGGTTTTATCATGCATGGTGGTTCCGGCTGTCATCGGGATAGCATTGGTTCTGCTTTGGCCTGAAAAGCTTTCGTCCCTTGGGCATAGAGTTACTATGTGGATTGCCGCGATTTGGTCAATAACGCCTCTTGGCAATGGTTTGGGTTGGTGGGCTTCCGCGCATCCATTTCCGTTTGAAGAATTCGTTCACTCTGACGCGTTGCAGTTTCTTGTTGAGCTTGGAATCGGGGGTTTGTTTTTCCTGGCAATTCCGGTTATTATATTTATCCGAGGGATTGCAGATACCGCAAAGGGGGCTTGTTTTGCAGGGCTATGTTTCGAGGCTCTGGTTAGCTTCCCGCTCCATGTTCCTGCCACGGCGTTTCTTTTTGCTGTCGTTACGGGTCTTATTTGTCGTGATCGGGCTTTGGTTCGTGTGGAAAAGCTCGACGGCGGAATTGATCGCGGCCCGTATCTTCGATGGTCAACCACATACCGTTGAAGAGTGGTCACGGGCGGCGGATGAAATGGGAAAAGCGTTTCATTATGATCGCCATATTCGGATGATACGTGGATCAATTAAAAACGAGCTAAGAGAGAAAGGGCTTATCAATGATTGATGTCGGCGATTTGGTGCATTACTGGCCTCGTCACACCGAAGCCGGTCCTTTCCCTGACGGCAAGCCGTTGGCGGCTCTCATCACTTATATTCACCAGGACGAGCGGGTAAACCTCTTTGTTTTCAGCGTCGAGGGTGACTCTCATACGGTTGTTAATGTTCCCTTCAAGGCTGATCGCGTCGTTTCCGAATGTGGCTATGCGTGCCCACGCAAGCATGCCGAGATGGAAGAGCCAGTTGCGCGGGGCCGTCGCAAGGCGAAGGACGAATAGATGCCTATTCTATTTAAGGATACTCAGTGTGAGGGCGGAGAGAAGTTGCAATATATCTCTGTTCTGACAAAAATAGACGGCTTCTCTGACGTGGCATATGATGATGAGCGACTTGTAGAGTGCTCTCATTATAACGAAATTATGTATCCTCCTGGGCAAATCCCAGACCATCCCGGCCGTGTATGGTATTGTGATGCTATGTCATCGGATGGGAAAATGTACATCTGGCCTACGCACAGGGAATCATTTTTTGATGGGAAGTACGAAATAGTTTCGCCTCAGCCCTCAGAGGTTGAAATTGAAAAAATCATGAAATGTCAATGGTAGGTATAAAAAATGCCGCCTGTATCTGAGAAACAACGAAAATTAATGTATGCCGCAGCCTCTAAGAAAGGGGGTGCTGGCGGCGTTTCTCAGGAAGTGGCTAAGGAATTTGTCAAAGAAGATAAGGGCGGCAAACTTCCTATGAGGAAGAAGTCGCCTTTATACGATCATGAACGGAGTAAGAAATGAGCCATTGTTGCGAAATGCTCCGTCTAGCATTGGCGGAATCGTTCTTGTTTTATTTACAGGCTCATTTTTTTCATTGGAATGTCGAGGGTCCCACGTTCTCTCAGCTTCATTCCTTGTTTGGTGATATCTACGAAGACGGCGACGACGCCATGGACGGGCTTGCGGAGCACATCAGGACGCTAGGGGAATACGCGCCCATGTCTCCCGGTGAGTTGATGGCAGGCGGCAAGATCATCGTGGACGGAAACCCGGATGCGGCGGGGATGGTGGCTAAGCTGGCTGCTGATAACGAGTTGGTGATTGCCGCATTGAAGATGGCGGAAGAGTGCGCAGAAAGCGAGAACATGCCGCAGATTGCCAATTACCTGCAAGACCGTATGGACAAGCACGCCAAATGGGGTTGGATGCTTAAGGCGACGACAGAACAGGGTGAAGGCAAGATGATGATGCGCCGCAAGATTTATGACCACCCGCGTAGCATGTGATGACTCTTATGGCCAAGAATCGCAGAACACGATCTGGAGCAACACTTCATCAAGCCTGGAGAGCTTTTTCGCCGCGTGAATTTGTTGCCGCATACTACGCAACTTGCCTCAATGTAAGCCGTGCTATGCAGACGCATGTAGGTGAAATAACACGATTTGGAGCAAAATTTCGTGGTGTGTTCGCGGCATTTTTTGACGATCTTTGGTTTCCCGCACTGAAGGCATTGCACGGTGACTCGCGTAGTTTCGGTTTTGGATATCAGGTTGCGAAGGTTCGGATGTTCATTGGCATGGCACTCACGGCACAGAACCATAATATTTGTGCGCTCTTTTCCCAGATGCGGAGCGGTGCTGAAAGGATAGATGTGATGAGCATGAAGCGCTTGGGAGGAACCGCATCTTTCGCAGATTCTAACCTCCGCAACTACGCTCAAACCAAAGATGGTTACATCAGAGGGGCGAGCCTTTCGGATATCCATCTTTTTGGCCGCGCCAGCGCATTGTCGGCTGCAAAATTTCATATGAGAATCTTGACCCTTTCGGCGCTCAAAAAGCTGACCGCATTGCTCGCAGAAGGCCTGAATTATCTGCGCCTTTTTCTTCTCCTTGACCTTATGCGCACATTCGCGGGAGCACGAGTGCGTGAGATGTCGAACATGAGCTTTTGGGCGCTTAAATCTGCGCCCGCAGCCCCCACAGATCATTTCTACAGACCGACTTTCTTTCATCCAGAGGCAATCCATGGCTGACAAAAAGAAGAAGTGGATACAGTCAGCAATTAAACCACAAAACGAAGGAAAGTTCACTGAAAAAGCCGATGCTGCCGGAAAGTCGGTACATGAATATGCCGAAGAAAAGAAAGACGCTCCGGGAAAACTAGGTAAGCAGGCGCGTTTGGCTTTGACATTTGAAGGCATGTCAAAAAAGAAAAGCCCTCTCTATGATCACGCCAGTTCTAAAAAGGATTAACCGCAATGGCAAGCCCCCTCTATGATCGGCAAACCGTCACTGACCGCAAGGATGAAGCGGCTGGTACTTCCAAGGCTGATGAAAAGGCCAAGATGGAGAAAGACGAAAAAGGCGAAGATCGCGGTTTGACGATGGCGATGCAGGGCGCAGATAAGCTTATCCAAGGCTTGAAAGCCCTTCACAAGACGCATGAAACCGAACGCAAGGACTATCACAACAATCACCGTGAAGCATTGCGTCAAATGTCTGGTCGGCATGAAAAGCAGATCAAGGATTTGTATTCCGCTCACATGGGCGAAAAGCCGGAAGCCCAGATGGAAGAGGAAGCCTGATTATGATGCCCATGGTCAGTATGGAATACGACGACGAAGACATGGAAGAGATGGAGCTTCCTCTTCCGCTGTCCGAACGTGCTCGCTACCCTTACGGTCTGAAAATCTGCCTGACAGATAAGGAAATGCGCAAGCTTGGCATTGACCCCATGGAAGCGTTTATGGGTGGAGTGGTCCACGCTCACGTATCTATGCGGATTACCAGCGTGTCCATGAACGAAACGGAGAATGGGCATTGTTCCCGGCTGGAATTCCAGATCGAGGAAATGGCGATTCCTGAGCTTGAGGAAGAAACCCCGCGCCGTCGAAGCCCACTTTATGATAGGGACTAAATCATGCTGAAGCGGGCAATCGTTGCATCCATCGTTCTGTTTCCTCCCTGCGCTGCTTTTGCGCAAGCCACGGTGTTGCAGGGAGGGCCGTGGACTTCCGGCCATGTTCCGCAATATAGCACTTCTGGCGGATCGACTCCCATTGTTACTGACGGCGGAACCGCTGGCGGTGGTGTAGTGGGAACCAACCCTAGCGAGATTGGTATAACCGGGCGCGGGACAGGCACCGCCCCGTATGTCGGCTCTGGCGGCGGTGTGCTTGGGGCTCGCTTTTGCATGAGGGATGGCCCCACATCCGGGGCGTATCATTATCTTTGCATTGACCCTAATATGACTGGTGGGTTTGGAGGGATTACCTTTGATGCTGCTGGCGGTGCTTCCCAGATTCCGTTTAAGTTCATTATCAATGGAACAACGGTAGATTTTACCGATTTCCCGACTATTCCCGTTACCGTTCCAAACGGAGGCACTGGCCTTACTGACTTCACCGCCCACAATCTCCTTATTGGCAATGGGACAAGCGCGGCCACGCTGCTTGCGCCCGGCACAACCGGGCAGGCATTGATTAGCCAGGGCGCATCTGCGGACCCCGCTTATGGGGCCGTTGGCGTTCCTGCGGGTGGAACCGGTTTGGGAGCCATCACTGCCCATAATTTGATGATTGGCAACGGAACGTCGGCTGTTTCCCTTCTAGCCCCCGCCGCAACGAGTGGCGTTCCCGTGGTCAGTCAAGGCTCTTCGGCTGATCCAGTTTATGGAACTGCCTCTGTTGAGGGCGGCGGAACTGGTACAACTTCGTTTACGGCAAATGGGGTTCTCTACGGCAACGGAACGTCGGCAATTGGAGTTACGTCTACAGGAGCCAGCGGACAACCGCTGTTGAGCCAGGGTGCGGGCTCTGCGCCAGCGTATGGAACAGTTGGCATTGCTGCGGGCGGCACAGGCCAAACAACGGCAAATGACGCATTTAACGCCCTAGTCCCATCGCAGGCCACCCATAACGGACAATTCCTGACCACTGATGGAACCAACACGTCATGGGGTACAGTCGCTGGAACGGGAACGGTTACTAGCGTCGCAACCGGTGCTGGCTTGACCGGTGGACCTATTACAATTAGCGGGACGATTGCTTTAGATTCTATCGCTGATAATTCTATATTAGCTAATATCAGCGGTGGTCCTGCCGCACCATCGGCTAATACTGTTTCAGACATCTTGGATTCCGCCGTATCTTCAACGCAAGGTTCTATCTTATACCGCAATGGATCGGCCTGGACATCCCTTTCTCCATCCACGAATGGCTTTGCTCTTGTTACCGGAGGTGCCGGGGCTAATCCATCATGGTCTCAGTATCTGATCAACAATCTGGCGATAGCCGGGCAAGCACAAGGTGATATCGCCTATTTTGATGGGGCAACGTGGACGCGTTTACCGGCTGGAACAAATGGTTATTATCTTCAGACTCAAGGCGCAGGGGCAAACCCAACATGGGCCGCTGTTAATACCACACCACCTGTAATACACACACAAACATTCACCACCAGCGGAACATTTACATTTCCTGTCGGCACTACATCGTCTACCGCCTTCAAGTTCCGGATTACTGGAGGGGGCGGTTCGGGTGGTACCAATAGCAGCAATGTTAGCGGTGGTGGTGGCGGTGGCGCTGGTGCTACAGCGATAAAAACGTTAACTGGGGTCACGGCAGGAAACACCGTTACTGTTACGGTTGGTGCGGCAGGAGGAAGCAGTTCAATTTCGAGTGGAACGGAAACTATAACCACCGTTACCGGGGCCAATGGTGCAAATGGGTCCAATTCGGCCGGGGCTGGTCAAGGTGGACTTGGCGGCGCTGGCGGGTCCGCCACCAATGGTGATGTTAATATTACCGGTGGGAATGGTAGCGGCGGAAGCCAGGGCATATCCGGAACGTTATTTGCAAATGGTGGTGGCGGTGGCGCAAGTTTTTACGGCGGCGGCGGCGGCGATTCCGCATATGATCAAGTCGGAAGGGATGGTCAAGCATATGGGTCCGGGGGAAGCGGCGGCGGTGGATCGTCGGCGTTAGGTAACAACAATGGCGGAACGGGCGCTCCTGGTATAGTCACTGTTGAATGGGTGCTATGATGAAAACCAAGACGATGGTAAGAAATTCTGATGGTCTGGTGGTAAATATTATAAGCCTTCCAGATGATTGGGATGATAATCACCAATGGCCTGTTCCAGAAGGCCATAGTTTAATTAATCATTTGGGCGGATCGGTCGGAGATACATGGAATGGCTCTCAATTCATTCCTTTAATTCCTCCTGAGGACCCGCGTCCATCCCACATGGTGCCATCCGTAGAGGTATCATTCTTAAGTTCAACCTCATGCAACGGTGTATATTCGTTATCTGAAACGGCGCGGACAAATATACTTGCGATATATACAAGAATAATGTCAAATCACGGCCTTCCAGGTGGTGGTGAAACTCTATTATACCCTGACAAAGAAGATGTTATGCATGAGTTTTCTTCAAATATTTGGGTTGCATTTGCTTTAGCTATAAGCGATTTTGTCTATGCATTGGACCAAGGGCAAAATCCGTCCGAGCCAATTGTTATTAACGCATAGGAGAAAGCACATGGAAAAGCGCAATGTTGGTCGCGGGTCTGGCGGTAAGCGCAAGGGCGGCGGTAAAGGGAAGTGATATTCTGGCTGTGCCTGATCGGCTACGCGGCCATTGAAGTAGTGTATGATCTGGCAACGGATCACACATATTTCTGGTTTGCAAACGCCGAACAGGCACAGGCGGTTTTCTTGGCAATGGCGGTGTTTACCCAAACGCCATATTCAGCGACGAAGAAAAAGGTTGCTGGTTTATTGGTTTGCATGTGGTCGGTTTTTATATTGGCAAGCGATTGGTCGGAAGTTGTAAACGTTAGAATTTTGTCCATTTATTTCATTGTCCTTTCAGCATTTGCCGGGGTGTCAATTGCAAAGATATGGACTGTACAGAGTAAGCAGCAGACCAACCGGATTCCTGGGCCTTCTTCTCGCCATGGTCGCGGGAAGGTCGGCAGATAGTGTCGTCATCGCTGGGGAGGGGCGCATATTCTGGTTTCATTTCAAACGTGGAAAAGGGTTTATCAGCGAGGGGATAACCCCTAATCCCTCTCGCCATGACATGAAATACATCCGTGATGCTACCAGCGATGACATAAAGTATCTTCGCAGCCTTGTCGGAAAGAAGTGGTCACTACACGAAAATTGCTTCTTAGTCACGAATAGGCTATGGTAAATAATGGTTACGAGCAACGACATAGCCAATCAAGCGTTACAGTTAATGGGAGGAAACCAGCCTCCCGTTACTGGTCTTGCCCCCACATTCGACAATTCGACGGCGGGGATAGCATTACAGAAGCTGTACGCTCCATGCGTTGCTACGATTGCCAAGCAATTTGAATGGCCGTTTGTAAGAAGCACGGTCAATCTATCTTTGAGCGGCAACACGGCTCCTCCCCCATGGACGGTTGAATATGTCTATCCGGCGTCGGCGGTTGAGGTCTGGCAATTGATTCCGGGCACAGTTCTTGATGCCAATAACCCGTTGCCTCAGAATTGGTCTATTGGCAATTCACTGGTTAACGGAACTCAAACAAAAGTAATTCAGACAACCATTGCTAATGCAAAGGCGGTAGTGAACAACAACCCATCTGAAAACACCTGGGATGTTTTGTTTCGCGAAGCCGTTGTTAGACTTCTTGCCTCCGAACTTTCCGTTGCTCTTGCTGGTAAGCCTGAAACATCCAAACTATATCTTGAATCTGGCGGAGTGTTTACCAACCTTGCCGAGACGAGGGACGGCTGATGGTAGCCTCCGTGCAAAATCCAGCCGACATCATCAACATTGCCCTGCGCCGTATGGGGTACAAGCTGCGTGTCGGCAGCCTGCTTGACGGCTCCGAGGCTGCGTCTCAGGCTCTGGATATCTACGCTCAAACCAGGGATGAATTATTGCGGGCCGGCGAATGGGGTTTCGCCGAGCGTAATGTTTCGTTGACGGTGCTTAAGACGGCGCCCGCTGGGGGATATTTTCCACCTACATTTTGGAGCAATACCTACCCACCTATTCCATGGGGATATGAATACGCTTATCCTGATGACTGTCTAAAAGTTCGGGCGCTCAAACCTGCGCCGTTGTTTCTTTTTGATCCAGACCCGCAGCCTAATCTTTATGCAATTGCTAATGATGATGTGGTTTCAGGTTCTGAATATTACCTAGCTTCGCTAGCATTGAATGGCGCGGGAACGAGTGGTTACGCCCCTAACGACACCATCAACTTGACAGGCGGAACGCAAACCACCCCGGCACAGTTGATGGTGACGACAACGAAGGTGGTCTCTGCGACTGTCGCGGCTGGCGGCTCCGGGGGCACTCCAGGCACGCAAACCGTAACCGGCACCACAGGGACCGGAACGAAGTTTGAGGCGTCGGTGACGGTTTCAGGGGGGGGCGCAATCACCGCTGTTCTGTCGATCACCGTTGCTGGCTCTTATACGGTTAATCCAACTGACACGACGCAGGAGCCGGTAACCGGGGCGAGCCTGACCGGGGCCAAACTGAATGTCAGTATGGGTGTTAACGCATTCACGATTTTCAATCCCGGTGTGTTCACAGCGCAGTCAACCACTTTTACGCAGGCATCGACATCCGGCTCTGGAACAGGGGCAACCTTTCAGACCGCAACGTATACGGCCCTGACGGAAAACCAAAGGGTGATTCTGGCTAATATTCCTGATGCCGTGTGCGTTTACACGGGGAAGGTTACTGATCCTGCGTTGATGGATGTTGATTTCATCGAAGCCTTTGCGGCTGCCTTGGCTCGGAGATTGTCGCCTGTATTGGTTGGCGGAAATATGATTCAGGCCATGGCTCAGGACGAGGCCGTCTCTACCGCTGTCGCCGCTAGGGAGCAAGGCTAATGGCTGATCAATATACGCCGACTTCAATTTGCAACATGTCCCTAGATGCGGCTGGTGTTGATTTCGTTTTAGGCGACATCGCCGAAGGCACGCGTCCAGCACAGATTTGCAGGCGTCATTATTCCGATTGTTTACGCCAATTGCTGAGGACTGCCGGGTGGTCCTTTGCTCGCAAGCAATCCCCTTTGGTTCTGATCGCTGATGCCAGCGGACAAACACCTAATGTCGGCACATTGGTTCCTGGCAATCAATTTCAGTATAGCTATGCCTATCCTACGGACTGCGCCTTTCTCCGCTATATCCCTTGGTACCCCTTCTTTTCCCCCGGCGCACCGTCTGGGAATATCACCCCACCCGATCCCAACGCGCCGTTGCTGGACAATTTGCAAACGTCCTATATCGGGCAAAGAGTCATCCCGTCTCGATTCGTCGTCACCAGTGACCAGAATTATATCCCGGTTGGAACGGCAAATGACACCGCCGGCGTAACCCCATTGGGACGGACTGTTATTCTTTCGAACGTCCCGCAGGCGCAGGGGATTTACACTTACGAGGCTCTTTATCCCAATGCGTGGGATAGCCAGTTCCGGGCGGCTTTGGTGGCGTATATCGCCAGTGAAATTGCCCTACCCTTAGCGACCGACAAGAAGCTAGGCATTGGCCTGCGTGATCGTAACATGTTTATCGCCATGGAAAAGATAAAGAACGCTAGAGTTTCAGACGGTCGTGAGGGATGGCATTCAAGTGATATTCAGGTGGACTGGATGCGCACACGACGCTCTGGTGGATATGGTCTTTGGAATAACTGGAACGGAATGCTTGGCGATTGGAATTGCTCCTATGACAGTATCGGCTTTGCCAATGGGAGTGCATATTAAGTGTCCATAGCCAAACTAGAGCCTGCATTTTCTGTTGGTGAAGTCAGCCCAGCGCTTTACGGGCGATACGATCTTGCTCGCATCAGCGTTGCCGCAACGACGATGCGGAACATGTTTGTTGCCTTTGATGGCGGGGCTTTTAGCCGGGCGGGAACGAAATTCGTCGGATTTTCTAAACAAACCGGTCGCTCTTACCCCCCGCGTCTGATCCCGTTTCAATTTAATATCAACCAAGGATTGGCGCTAGAATTCGGCCATTTTTATATGAGGGTGATATCTAACGGAGCCTTTGTAACCGAATCGCCTCTCTCCATCAGCGGCATAACCCAGGCAAACCCAGCCGTGGTTTCTTCGGGTGGATCGGGAGCTACAGCGGCGTCTCCAATCACATCCGGGGTCATGTCAACCTATGCTCCCGGTGACACCGTGACTTTGACGGGAGGGACATATCTTTCTCCCGCTATTTTGTCCGTCACCAATACAAGGCTTGTGTCCCTTCTTCTAAACAGTGCGGGCACGGGGGTATACGCCCCTGCCGATACGATCAATCTTTCTGGCGGCACGATGACGACAACGGCTGTTGTCACGGTCGCCACCACACAGGTTACAGGGATTCCTACTGTTGCCGCAGCCGGAACCGGTGGCACTCCTGGAACCGCCACGGTTACAGGCACAACCGGTACAGGGACGAAGTTTGAGGCGTCCGTCACCATCAGTGCTGGCGGCATGATTTCTTCCGTTGATTCCTTAACTGTGGCAGGAGATTATACCGTTAACCCGACAACCCCCACCGCCGAACCAGTGACCGGTGGTGGTCTGAGCGGGGCTCAACTCGATATCAAGCTAGGCGTGAAGACCTTCACGATTAGCAATGCTGGGGTGTTCACTACTAACGCGCCATCGGGGAATTTCACCCAAGCTTCCACGTCTGGTTCTGGGACCGGAGCTACTTTTCAGCAAGGCATTTTTGGCCCCAACGCTTGCACAATTTCTACCCCCGGCGTTTATTCTGCCGTTCCCTCGAATCCTGTTTCTCAGGGCTCTAGCAGCGGGTCTGGATTGGGGGCAACATTTACGATGACGTGGGCTTCCGTTGCTGCGTTTTCTGCCGATGATTGGGTTTATATTTCCGGCGTCAATGGAATGACGGAAGTAAACGGAGAGACGTATGTAATTAAAAACCCAACACCGACGACGTTTGAGCTTTACGACGTTTATGGAAACCCAGTGGATTCCACCACATTTGGCATGTACACGTCTGGCGGCACTGTTGCTAGGATTTATACTGTTTCTGCCCCTTATGCAGAATCTGATTTGCCATATCTCAAATTTACTCAATCTAAAGACGTGATGTCTTTATGTCTTGTCAACCAGACGACGCTTACAGAATATCCAACTTATGACCTTTCTCGAATTGGAAATACAGATTGGGAATTTAACGTTGTTTCCCCATCGTCCTCAGTAGAACCTCCAACGTCAGTAAGCGGTTCGGCGTCCTCTTCAGGGTCGACGTATTATCAGTATGTTGTCACATCCATTGATCCAGATGATGGAACCGAAAGCGTTGCATCTGACCCGGCGTCAATATCCAGCGCTGTTGATATTTCCGCGACGGCTGGCGCTATTACTATTTCTTGGACGCCATCCCCTGGCGTAAATCAACAGAACGTTTACAAGGCCACTCCTGCCTATGGGGCTAGCCCTCCTATTGGCTCGCAATTCGGGTTTGCTGGGATCGCCTTTGGCGCCCAGTTCATTGATTCCAATATTGTGGCGGATTTCTCCCAAGTTCCACCCCAGAAAAAGAACCCCTTTGCACGCGGAGCAATTTTGGGGGCAACGCCGTCAACAGTCGGTACAGGGTATTCAAGCGCCACGATTACCATTAATACATCAACCGGTTCAGGGGCGGAATTTGAAGCCATCATAAATAACGGCGGTGTTGTTGGATATCGCTTGGTTAACGGTGATGGGGGCTCTGGATACGCAAGCACCGATACAATCACGGTTACGGGAAGCGGGACTGGGGCAACCGCTGTTTTGAATGTTGGGCCGCAAACCGGAACGTATCCGGGATGTGTATCATACATTCAAGGTAGGCGTGTATATGGTTACACACTAAACAACCCTGATACTTATTATATGTCGCAGCCCGATGCGTTCACAAATTTTGACTCGCGTATCCCGACAATTGCGACAGATGCTATCGTCGGCTCTCCTTGGTCGGTGGCGGTCAATGGCATTCAAGCCATGGTGCCGATGCCAGGGGGTTTGATCGTGCTGACTGGTGATGATGCATGGCAGTTGACCGGAACTGGTGGTAGCTCGTTCAACCCTCAGCCGATTGCCCCCGACACACAACAAGCCCAACCACAGGCGGCAAACGGTTGCAGCGATAAAATACCTCCAATCAAGATTGACTACGATATCATATATGTTCAGTCTTTGGGGTCTATATACAGAAACTACTCATACGAATACATTAATAACATTTACACTGGCGCGGATATGACATTGAACTCCGCGCATTTGTTCACGGGCCATACCATCAAGGAACATGCGTGGTGTGAACAGCCCTATAAGATGATATGGGCTGTTCGCGACGACGGCATTTTATTGAGCTTGACTTATGTCAAACCACAGCAAGTTGCTGGATGGGCTCGACATGACACGAACGGGTTGTTTCAAAGTGTTTGTTCAATCAAAGAGCCCCCGGTATCCGCCCTGTATACCGCCGTCCAAAGATATCCAAACGGCAACACTGCCTACATGATTGAACGGATGGATGATCGCATTTGGTCTGGTCTTGACGATGCGTGGTGTGTGGATGCTGGCCTTGAGCTTCCTCAGCCGACACCCGCCGCGACGTTGCGTGTAAGCTCGGCTACTGGACTTGGGGCCATTTCAGGATATTCAAACCTTGTTGGGGGAAGTGGGTATTCTGCATCCACGACGGCAACGGTAGTTGATGATAACGGCGCAGGCCCAGGAACTGGGGCGGCTATCAGTCTAACGATTGTTGGCGGTGTCATAACGGCTCTGACCATTGATTCCCCAGGCACGCTATACACCTATCCAAGTCTTGTTATCTCAGACCCTGCTGGCTCCGGTGGAGGCTCCGGTGCATCGGCGAATCTGATCCTTGATAATAGTGCGACGTTCACGGCTTCGGCTGGGGTTTTCTCTTCTGGAAATGTTGGGGATGTAATCCGAGTTGGGGGTGGTATCGCGGAAATTACCGCCTACACTTCCCCAACCGTGGTTACGGCAAACATCATCAGGCCCATAACTTCAGTGCGGCCCAATAGCGGCGGGCAGGTAAATCCACAGGCCGAGGGGTCTTGGACCTTAACAACCCCTGTGTCGTCTATCGGTGGGCTAAAGTACCTTGCCGGGGCCACTGTAACCGGCGTTGCGGATGGCGTTGTCATTCCCCCTACGGTTGTTCCAGCAAGTGGAATAATTGACCTTCCGCAGCCATCGACTAACGTTGTCGTCGGCTTGGGCTTTGGGGCGCAACTTCAGAGCGTTTATCTGGATGGCGAATCCTTCCCCACAATCCAGGGACAACGGAAAAAGATATCGGCGATTACTGCCCGCGTTACGGCAAGTGCAGATTTTGAAATTGGCGCCAACGAACCAGACGGAGCGGCACAATCGCCTATTCAGATAGCCCCCGAATGGGTTGGAATGGTTCCGGCACAAACCAGCGGACGCCCCCCATATGGAAGCGATGTCAAGCCATTGTGGACAGGTGACATAAGGATTCCTGTAAGCGGCGGCTTTGACGTTAGAGGACAGGCGGCGGTGCAGCAAATGGAGCCTTTCCCCCTTTCTATCCTAGCGTTCATCCCGGAAGCATGGCAGGGAGACCCGCCGCAGAAGTAGAGACGGTTTTATGTTTATCTGGTATCATTCTCTGTATGATTGACTTTTCTATCATAGACGCTAAGCCGTTCCATGTGGGGAATATCCTCCGCAAGATGAGGCGTGCCCATCGGGACGCATGCACAGCGTTAGGTGGCGATCTTCACCATGAACTATCCGATCTTTACGGACAGTCTTCGATACGCAAGGCAATTATCCAGAACGGTAATCTTGTGGCCTTGTTCGGCATGAAGAGCGCGTTTTGTGAAACCTCGGGGTTTGTGTGGCTTGTCCTTTCCGATGGACTGAGCCCTCAGTCACTGACCGTCATTAGACAGGCGAGGAAGCAACTCGATATCCTTTCCGTAGGGAAGGCAGAGTTGAAAACGACAGTCCCCGCAGCGGATCGTCTAGCGGTTCGCATGGCGTCGTTGCTGGGGTTTTCACCTATTCCTTTCCAGGCCAAGAACGGCTTGCTTTGGATGTCTCGGACTTCAACCCCACAGAACAAACCATCGCCTCATGACGGGCCGTTCGTCATCTTTGGTCTGCCGCGTTCTCGGACAAAGTGGCTATCCTCTTTTCTGTCTCACGAAAACCATGTTTGCCATCACGATTTAACCGCAGAGGTAAGTTCTCTCTCTGAGCTTCGCGACAAACTATCGGTTCCAGGAAACGGCACGTCGGAAACATCGTTAGCTCACGGGTGGCCGATGCTACTGAGTTGGTTTCCTAATATGAAAATCGTTGTCATCCGTCGCGATGTGAATGACGTAATGACAAGCCTTGAAAAGTGCGGCCTAAAAATTCCTCTAGAAGAAATACAATATAGGAATGACAGGCTAGATGAGATATCTGCTCTACCAAGAGTTATGACCGTTGATTTTAATGATATCGACAAAATGTCGAGGAAGATATTATTTCATTGTCATGGCTATCATGTTGATGATTTGTGGGTAAAATCACATGACGCTAACATTCAAATAGACATTCCGGAACGATTGCGATTGCTTGAAGATAGGCACGATACAATCGCACATATTCAAGACAGTATACTTGCAAAGTCGTGCGATGTAACGATGCATGTTGAGAGTTTTTCTGAATTTTATCGAGACGCAAAATATCTGCTGGGAATGCATGCTAAAGAAGCTGGCCCTATGGATGGAATGCCATTTGATCCTGATATAGATATGGCTATGGCGTTATATAATTCAGGGAGCTTGATGATTTGTACCGCCAGATGTTCTGGTTTAATTGTCGGGTACATATTTTTTATCATTAGCCCAAGCCTTGAAAGCCGTGGAATTCTTCTAGGCGTTAGAAATATATGGTATGTTCATCCCGCGTGGAGGGGGAGACTTGGGCTTAAGCTCCATGATTTTGCTAGTGACAGGTTGCGAGAGAGGGGCGTTTCTGCATTAACCTTGAGAAGCGGTGTCCGTGCGGACGGCCCGCGACATTTTAAATACTATGAACGCAAGGGCGCTAAGGACATGGGGCGTCTTTATCACTTGCCGCTATAGGAGCGCTAAATGGGTGTGTACGCCGCAACCGCCGCCATTGTCGTTGGAACAGTCATCAGTGCTTCCGGCCAAATGCAGGCCGGCAAAGCTGCAAAGGCTTCGGCGGAATATCAAGCCCAAGTTGCGCGGAATAACGCTATTGCTGCGGAACAAAACGCTGACTACGCTATCAAGGTTGGGCAGCAAAAGGCGGCACAAGAGAGCCAAAAGGGAGCGCAGCAAGTCGCTCGTATTAAAGCAGCGCAGGCGGCAAGTGGGTTGAACATAAACACAGGATCGGCTCTTGACGTCCAACAAAGCCAGCGAGAGATAAACGTTTTAGACGCTGAAACGGTCATGCATAACGCTCAATTGCAAGCCTATGGCTATCGCTCGCAAGCTCAGAACTTCCGCTCTCAAGCTGATCTTGCCGAGTTCGAAGGGAGGAGCGCCGCGAAATCCGCACAAACGGGAGCGTTCGGAACATTGCTCTCTGGCTTCGGTGGGGCGGCTTCCGCATGGTATAAGGGGGGTGGAGGCGGTGGATCAACTCCTAGCACAAGTGACACCTTGGCCTTTTGGGGTGATTTCTGATGGCTAACGTTCCATACAGCCCCATATCTGATATCCAGCCTGGACAGGCACCTGATAACTACCAGCGTCTACAGTCAAGCCCGGAAGCCTTTGGGGCGAGCATGGGGCGAGCGTCGCAAGCGGTTGGGCAGGGCATCGCCGATATCGGTAAGGCCGCCCTGACGATTGATCATATTTATCAAACATCCGTTGTTAATGATGGGGCAAACAAGGTTCAGGAAAAGTTCAGGACTCTTTTACATGGTGACCCGAATGTAACCTGGCCGGATGGAGCCCCCATCCCTGGATATCTGGCGACCAACGGTCGTTCAGCCATGGATGGGCGGAAGTCCATTCAAGATCAGATGGACGCTTACATAAAGGAAGTCGGCAGCGGCATGGATGGCCGCACCAAAGAACAGTTCATGCATACGGCGAATCAATACCGTATGTCCGCGTTGACCCAAGTTGACCGTCATGCGCAGCAGCAATCCTTGACTTGGGCTGAAACCGTCAACAACGCCACGGCCAAAAACGCCCAATCTGATATTGCCGTCAACGCGTTTGACGATGAGAAGGTAAACAACTTCACTCATGATCTTATTTCGGCTCGGGTGAAAAATCTTGAATTGGCTGGGCTGGCTAGTGACCCTCAGATTTTGCGTGAGACGATTGACACCGCTAATCGCGATGCACTGGTTACCAGATTGAATGCGGTTGCGATCAATGATCCTATAAAAGCGAAGCAAATCCTTGATAACAATAAAGACAAGGCCGGTCCTCTATACGACGAAATGGAGGCGCGTCTTAGGGTCAGGGTGGACCAAGTTACTGGTGAGCAAGCGGCTAATTCTATTATTGCCAGCACCCCACAAGTTTCACATGAAACCATTTCTCAGCCACAAGACGTTGACCAGATAGGACAAAGGATTCTTGTTGCCGAAGGAACCGGCCCGGATGCAAGCGGCCCAGGTGGCAAGCCATCGAGTTCTGCATATAATGGGTTTTTGAAAGGAACGTGGGACGATATCAGGAACAAGAACCCATCGGCTAACCTCCCCCCCACAGCAGCAGAGGCGAACAGAGAACAACTCAACACGGCGGCTACGCTGTATGCGCAGCAGAATGCAAAGGTACTAGAAGCCAACGGTCTTGTTGCTGACCCGACTTCTCTGCGTCTTGCCCATTTCCTCGGCCCGGCTGGTGCTGTTGCTATTCTCAACGCCGATCCTGATGCGCCTGTTTCAACGGTGCTTTCTCCCGAAGCCATCGCGGCCAACCCAAAAGCATTGGGGAACAAGACGGTTAATGAAGTTGTCGCCGATGCTGCACGGGTCATGGGTGGCGGCGCTGGAGGATCACCCATCGCCCTACGCAAGGCCGACGTGTTAGAGCGCATCATAAATGATCAATCATTGAGCCACGGCGCGAAGCAATACGCTCTCGCGACGGCTAGAACATATTTCGAAGTTCAAAATGCACAGAATATTGAGCAAAGACGGCAACAGGAGGAGCAACGCGTAGCCTTCACCGCCGATCTCCAATTGAAAGTATCCAGAGGTTTAGCATCTTACAATGATGTTGAGGCTGCGTACCAAGATGGAAGGATATCCCCCGCTACGTGGAAAGATTTGAATATTCAAATTGATCGCGATCAAGAGCAATCTGAAAAGATTGTTCAAGGTATCGCGACAGTTCAAGCCGCTTTCAATGGCGGCCGTCCTCTTGACCCGAAGTCTGAATCTGATAAGAAAGCGCTTGATTATCATTATGAAATGACGAGCCAATCGTGGAAAGGATTGTCTCCACAGGAAACTTTGAATCAAGCGATTTCCTATTCCGGGAAAGCCGGGATGGTTCCAACACCATTCAAACAGGTAATCCGTGGAAATCTAAGGTCTGGTTCTCCTGACTCCGTTATCGTCGCGGCGAATACGGTCAAGCAACTGCGTAACCAGAATCCACAGATATTGAATGATTTTTCCGATGATGATTTGCGTATTGCAAATCTTGTCGGAACATATACGGATATGGGGATCAAGCCGGCCGAAGCCGTCCAACGTGCTGTTGATTCCATGAAGGTTAACGAGTCGGAGAGAAAGGTGAGACAGGGCGCATATCAGCTTGAATTGGGAACGGACGCGAAGTCTCGCGAGGCGAAGATAAAATCTTTCTTGGAAGACAAGCTTGATAATTCATGGCTTTCTGACCCAACGTTTGATTCGTTGATGCTATCGGAGTTCAATAATATCGCGCAGATGGAGTATGAGAAAACAGGGAATATTGACTCTTCCATGCAATCTGCTTTCGATATTGTTAATCGAGTATGGTTTGAAACCTCTGTCGGTGGCGATAAGAGGTACATGAAATACGCCCCTGAAAAGGTTTATGCTGTCAATGCCATGACGCCAGAGCAAAACGCCCAATGGCAAAACAGACAGCTTTCCGAGGATATCAACCGTCAACTCTCCATGACCGCGAATCGCATGGGGCAACCAGCCCCGGCGCCTATTGATGTATCTCGCACACTTCTTGTTGTGGACCCGACGAGAACTGAACAAAGCGGACGCCCGATGTATCAAGTTCTCATAAAAAATGATGATGGCGTTTTGCAGGCTATAAATTCTCAAACCGGAATGCCGATGCTTTGGGCTCCCGATTGGGAATCGTCCATGACGAGGACGGAGATGCAGCAGCGTGAGGCTGAAAATCAGATTGGATATGCTGAAGAAATCGAGAGACTGCGCCGGCAACGAGCGTTTAAGATTGCCCATCCGAGCCCGTACAAGGGGGGCCGGTAATGCCTTTCTATGATCAGGATGGGGAAGGCGTTCAGTCTGCCGGTTTGGCGACGTGGGGCGTTGAGCCTGAGAAGAAACAGAAACCAGAAACTGGTGAGCTATTCGAAGCCGCCTTTATGAGGGAAAACAGCTTGGGCTCTCTTGCTGCCCGTGTGTCATCCGGCCCAAATGTTCCACCTGATCCTAGGTTTGACCCATGGCAAGATATCAAGGGTTACGAGGATTATGCGGCCTCATTCATGCGGGCTAATTCTCTAGAGGACGTTGCCGCGATCAAAGGCCGGATTGATAAGGAACGTCAACGGGCAGAATTGCTTTACTCTGGCGGCGCTATGGGGACCGTTGCCGAACTGGTAGCGGGAATTGCTGACCCTATCAATCTTATTCCGGTTGGCGGTCAAACCGTCATGGTTGGGAAGATGGGGGCGCGGGCGCTATCGGGCGCATTGCGCGTCGGCGCGGCTGGTCTAGCTTCCGGGATCGTCCAAGAGGCCGCGTTGCAGGCGACACAAGACACTAGGACCATGGAAGAAAGCGCCGTCAATGTCGCTGCGCAGACTTTCCTTAGCGGGTTGTTGGGTGGTGCCGTGGGGATGGTCGCGGGCCGCGACATTTCAGCCCTAGCCAAGGGAGCGATGGAGGACGGAGAAAGCATCGCTCGGGATATTGAATCAAACATTCCCAATAGCGGGGGCACACTGAGCGCGGGGTTAACGCCGCCCGGTTTCGGCACGGGCTCTGTTGGCGCGGCGCAGCTAGGAAGGACGCTTGAGCAGGAAAGTATTGCTAGGCTCGGGGGTATTGAAGAGAAGCTTGCATTTTCTGCCCCAACCCTCCGAACGCAAGTTAGCCCGGTGGTGGCAACACGCTCTCTTGCGCAGGACTTAGCGGAGCAACCGCTTATAACCAAAGGAAATCTAGAGGGGCTGCCATCCCCTACAGCGACTGAGTCAGTTATCCGCCAGTGGCAATATCCCTTGGCTAAGGGGTTGAGCGAGATAGACAATATCTTTGTAAAATACCGGATGGGCGCAGACCGCATGCCTGTTGGAAATCTTGTGAGAATCGCGGCCACCGATCTTTTTCAGAGAAGCGAGAAGCTGGGACGTGACGAATTCCTAGAGGCCGTTGGTCGGGCCATGCGCAGGAGCGATGCTCACGAGATACCGGAAGTCGCTGAAGCCGCGAAATATCTACGGAAAACAATCTTCGATCCTTTGAAAGACCTTGCTATAGAGCGCGGTCTTTTGCCCGAAGATGTGGACCCTGGCACAGCCTCGTCATATCTTATGCGGCAATATAATTACGGAAAGATCGCCGCAGAGCGGAACAAGTTCACCGATATCCTTACTGACTGGTATGCCGCTGAACAGACAAAGAAGGCGGATATTAAGCGTCGCGTAACTGATTTGACAACAGATTTACAAGATTTGGAGGGACGTGCTGCAAAAGCAGAAGCCCAGATTGAAGGACGCGAATCCACCCTAGCTAAAACTGAAGTGCGCCAATCTGAGGTAAAACGTCTTAGAGAGTTCGCATATAAACGCTCCGCCAAAATGAGCGAACCGCTTGATGTGTTGAATGAGCGCATCAAGGGTCTTCAGGAACAGATTGGCCCTCATTTGAGTCAGCTAGATGAACTGAGAAATTCTATATCCGCTGAGAAGGAAAAATTTCCAGAAATCAAAGAAGCCGATGCGCTGATTTGGAAGCTCATTGGAGCCGGTAAGAAGGTCCGCGAGAGCCAAGAGATTGTAGATACCGTCGATGCTCTGAAAGAATTCTCTGATGCATTGCAGGGGGTAAGGGGAGGATTCTCAGAAGGCGTCAGGAGCGCAACAGGAGCGGCGAAGCAAGCGCGGATTGATTTGGGGGCTACGCATCTGGTCGCGTTAGAGAAACTTAGGGCAGACATTGGAAAGGAAATTAAGCCATTCCGCAAGGAATTAAATAAGGCACGTAAGGAATATAAGGAAATACGCAAACGTCGAATCGGTCGCGCTCAGGGCGGGGCTGTTTTTGAAAGCAAGATTATTGAGCGCGGCAATTCTTTGTCAGATCAGGCTATTGGAAAAGACGCTGCTATTGAGGCATTGCGTGAAAAGGCGACGAACTGGCGTGCCCGTGCTGATGCCCGCAGGATCGAGTTGGAAAATGCTCTGATGGAATGGCAGGGAAAATCAACCCGTGGCGTTGGAAGCGCATTGGAGCGCCGCGCAAAGCTTGAAGCGGCTCGGTCGGAGGAATCAAAAGCAAGCGGGCGACGGCTGAAAAGTGCGGACAAGGATATTATGGCGGCTGCGCGTCGTGTGCTTGCGGCAGATACGGCGATGGACGCTGACGGTCTACGAGACATTGCCCGTCAAACGGTAGACCGTATCCTCGGAACTCCGGCAGGTCGGTTACCTTATGATGTGAAATCTCCTTCACCTGGATTCATGCGTGCTGACGACACGCCAGACCTTAAAGCCGGTGCATTAAAGCAACGTGTTCTGATGATCCCAGATGAATTGATCGAGGAATATCTCGAATCAGACGTATCTCAACTGGCGAAATCCTACGTTCACACAATGGCCCCTGACGTGATCATGGCGGAACGCGGGTGGCTGGACTTTGACGAAAAGATCAAGCCAATCCTTGAGCAATATGAAGTTCTTAGGGCCAAGACAAACGACCCTAAAGAACTGGCACGCCTCAACGACAGAATGAAAGACGATATTAGAGATATCAAGGCCATATGGGAACGCTTGCGCGGGACTTATCGGCTACCGGAAGACCCGAACAATTTGATTACACGAGGCTTTCGAATCATGCGCGATCTAAATTATATGCGCATGCTTGGCGGTATGACCATTTCTGCATTGCCTGATACCGGCGCGGTCGTAATGCAGCATGGAATGCTTAGGCTTTTCCGTGATGGTATTGCCCCCGCCGTCAGGAACTGGAAGACCTATCGTCTTGCGGCTGAGGAAGTGAAGATGGCCGGTGAGGCGCTTGATATGGTCCTCGACAGCCGGGCCATGTCGCTTGCTGACGTAATGGATGATTTCGGGCGGCATTCAAAGTTTGAGCGCGGGGTGTCCGCGTTGACCGGAAAATTCGGCGTCGTCTCTTTGATGGCCCCATGGAATGCATCGCTCAAGCAATTAGTCGGCATTATCTCACAGACGCGATCTCTCCAAGCGATTGACGCATTGATAAACGGGACCATCGACGCGGCGGAAAGAACACGCCTTGCGCAATTCGGCATCGGAGAGAATGAAGCCCGCGCCATCGGCAAGCAATTCGCGGAACATGGGGAAAAGCATGGCTCGCTGTGGTGGGCAAACACAAGCGAGTGGACTGACCGAAACGCGGTAGAAGTTTATCGCGCTGCTATGTCCAAGGAAGTGAACAAGGTCATTGTCACTCCTGGTCAGGAAAAGCCCCTATGGATGAGCACTGAAGCCGGCAAGACAATAGGCCAGTTCAAATCCTTCGCGTTCTCTTCGATGCAGCGAGTGACCCTCGCTGGTCTACAGAAACGAGACGCCAACACCATTCAGGGGGCTGCGTTGATGACCGGCCTAGGCATGCTGGCATATTTCCTGAAAACAGACCATGACCGTCTTTCGGATGATCCAGGCGTTTGGGTGAAGGAAGGCATTGACCGGTCAGGTTTGACAGGCTGGTTGTTCGAACTAAACAACATGATCGAGAAGGCGACATGGGGTGAGGTTGGCTTGTCACGACTGACCGGGCAACCTATGTCCAGCAGATATGCTAGCCGCAACTGGCTCGGGTCTTTGCTTGGCCCCTCTGCTGATCTTGTCGGGGGAGTGCAACAGATTACCGGCGCTGCCGCCTCTGGCGAATGGAACGAAACATCTACACGCGCTATGCGGCGGATGCTGCCATTCCAGAACCTTGTCGGGTTTAAGCTTGCTGTTGATCGCGCAGAAGAGGCGATTAACAATGCCTTTGGCATTCCGATGAAGAACAAGTAGCAAGGCATCTATGATGGTATCGGCGCGGCAGGATTCGAACCTGCACAGAATGCGTTATGAGCGCAGGACTCTACCCAATTGAGCTACGCGCCGTTATCTGGTCGGGGAGAGAGGATTTGAACCTCCGACCTCATGCTCCCAAAGCACGCGCTCTACCAGACTGAGCTACACCCCGTCATATAAAAATTATGGAGGGCACCGCACGGGGAGGGTCATGCGGGATCGGCTTTCCAAAGCGATCTAAAGCCCCAAGCTCAATTCACTAAACGCATTATCCAATAGGCTGGCTGGATTGTCCAGCAGTGTTGTCGATAGGCGTGCAGTAACGCCTCGTTTTATTTCACCGCAAAAGCGGCGCTGTACGGACATATTTCCGGGCGGGATTCGAACCCGCGCTCTACTAAATGGGCTAGCCACCAGTGCTTTATCGCCATTGTTGCATAAGCAACAACCATCACCAGCCAGCCGGACCACATGCAAGACAGCTTCTCGACAACCTGATTACCACGCTCCTCGTGTGGCAGCCTAACTCTGCCCCGTCTCCGGGGAATGAATGGGCGCTAGTGACAAACCAATATCGCATCACAGATTTCTCTCCACGATATACGTTCTCGACGCCTACCTGAACAGCCAAATATCGACTTTATTCGGCGCATCGCACTAGCACCCAACCCTATCCCCTTCCGGGGAAACTTGTGCCGCCCTTCCCGGCTTGGCGCTGTACGTTGCGCGTCACGTCAACCTCTGAGCACACGGGCTGCTCGCTCCCGAAGGCATCCTCAGTCCCCCGCTCGTCAGCCTCCGGTCGGTTCCGGACTTACGGGGCAATTCCGTGCCGGTCTTTCCCGGCTGCCAAGCGTTCTGTGATTTCCCTATACGTTTACGGAGCGGGCTTGCGGATGCTTGGCCCCGCTGATGCTTTGGGAGAGCCAAAGTTACCGATCACAGACTTTCCGAATCACGAAGGTTACTCGCTATGTAAACTTGAGGTGCGCTCCAACCCACACTTTTTGTCGTCAACTCCAAAAACACCATACCAGTTAATAAGATCGCGTCAACCAAAAAATTAGACCCTATGCATTTTTCTTTACGCCATATATGAATCGTGCGAATATATCAGAGCAAACCGCTTATGGGATTGGTGGGACATAGCATGATAACCGCAAAGCAAATCAGGATGGCCCGCATGGGCATAGGCCTAACTCAACAGCAGCTTGCCAAAGCGGCAAAGATCACAATGGCTACGTTGAACCATGTTGAGAACGGCCACGGTTGCCGAATGACAACCATTAACAGAATTGTTGATGCCCTGTCTGCATACGGCGTTAAATTCGGTGGCAATGATTTAATGCTTTCCGTGTCCATCCCAAGGAAGTAATGGAGCCTCCATCCAGACTTGAACTGGAAATTATGGATTACAAATCCAGTGTTATGCCAATTTAACTATAGAGGCTCGTAGATCGGTTGTAAAATTATAAGGCGCTCTACCATCTGAGCTAATCCGGCACAAGAAAACGTGCCGGCTATTCCTTCGGCGTTACCAGCACGTCGACGGGAATGTAGTTCTCATCAAATGTTTTGTTAAGCGAAAAATTGGCGTGCTGGACTCCCGTTACGCCATCATTCGATGCATAACAAGCATTGTTGTCATACACAAATTCCTTAATTCCCGCTGCACCCGACAGAGCCCGCATGTGCTTTATAGCCGTATTTGAGGAAATGCCCAAGGCGCGGGCGACATCATCTCCAATTACGCCAATATGGCGATTGCTCTCGACTCGTTTCTTGATATAGGAAAACACACGCAATCGCGTGATTTGCCCTTTAATCTTAAGCCGTTGTTTCATGTTCATCTGTCAATCCAATCGTTCCCAAGGGTTTTTAATCACCTCGATCTCTTTTGACATGTCCTTTGTCATAAACGGCCATACTGATACGGCGACAGCTATCGCCAGAGCAATGATGATTACCGCCGCTACAAGGGTCAATCCCCACGCGATCATGAAAATAATTTCACCCACGGCACGCCTCCGTTTGCATGGTGGTTGTTAGAATTTATTGTATCCGATCATACCAAGAAATACCACCCATATAAACGGCGTATGCATACTTGACCAAATATTGCGTTATGTTGTATTGTTTTTCTTCCGAGAAAAAGGGAATAACTGGTATGCCCATTCCTCGCGGTATTCGGATGAATAATCCGATGAATATCAAGGAATTGCCGGGAGACAAAACCAAGTGGGTTGGCGAGCGAGCCACTGACGACGATCCAATTTTTGAGGAATTCAACACGGTTGAATATGGCATCCGAGCGGGAGTAAAGATTCTGCTTGGATACCAGACGCGCTATGGTCTCAAAACCATTCGACAAATCGTCTCCCGCTACGCCCCTCCTGAAGACGACAACAACACCCCGGCTTATATGATGCACATGGCCGATGTGTTGGGTGTCGGGGTGGACGATACTATAGACCTTACCGACGCTAACACCATGTGTGTCCTGGTTGCTGGAATTATTCTCCACGAGAACGGACAGCAGCCTTACCCGCAAAGGACCATCGCCCGTGGGGTTGATATGGGCCTTGGCTTAATCTAGGAGAAAGCAGTGGAAAGCAAATCTATCTTCACTTCCAAAACCTTTTGGGTCAACGTCGTTGCCTTTGGTGCTGCTGTTGCCGGTGCCTTCGGCATTGATCTTGGCCTTGATGCCGAAACGCAGACCGCGATTGTTGGCGGCGCCATGGCTGTGGCTAACATCGTTCTTCGTCTGGTCACCAAGGAATCGGTGCATGTGGTCAACCCTCCTAGCGGCAATTCTTGATTTCATTGTTAAGGCATTGCCCGTCACTGCTGCATTTGTGGCAGGACGGGCAAGCGCCAAACCTGATGGAACTGAACATGCCCGCGAAGCTTCAAGCATTGACGAAGACGTTGCTAGTCTGTCTGACGCCGCTCTTAATCGCGAGTTGTTCGACAGGAAGTGAATGCGCCTGGGTTAAGCGCATCACCATGTCTGAAGGCGATCAGGTGGCGCGTCAGACGGCAGAGCAAATCGTCGCGCATAACCGAAAGGTTAATGAGTTTTGCCGCTAATCTTTTTTCCTGTGCGGTGAAATTCTCCACAGCATGGCTGCGATAGCCAGTAGATCAACCCCATATCGCGCCGCGAATGTGATCCACCCGATATTATGCCCTTCGGCATGATGGGCAGAGCACAACGGAACGACGCAATCATCTGGGGCTTTCACACCCATTCCGGCGTTACCATCCTGTGAAACGTGATGCGACTCAATCTTTCCACCACATTCCCCACGCTTTGACAAAATGCAATCATGACCGCGTACCCACTTAAGGTGCCCTGGGCTACGCACGCGGTCACTTTCCCGTACACCCATGGGCTGGCGTTTACGTCGGCTGATAAGCATTATTCCTCTTCCTCGTCATAAACATTCCGGTATAAGGAAAAATCATCAGGTTCCAGTGGCGCAATTTCATCGGCAAGCTTTCGCATCGCCATTACGGCAACGCATGTATCTGTTCCGCTCTCTTCGATGATGCGCCGAATCATGTCAATAAATTCGTCTTCGCACATGCGTTTCATGGTTCCCTCGCTATTCTATTTAACGGAGGTCAGGCGGCTACAGAAATGTCGGCAGGGGTGCCGGTTTTTCTTTGGGTTTAAATTCAGGCTCCCGCCGCAGCGGGCTTTCCGGCCACGCCGTCATCCACGGCTTCGGCGCGTCCAGATCGCCGTGCCGTGACCAGTGGAAATAGCCGAGGGCGCCAACTGCCGGGATAGGCTGGACGGCACACTGATTGGCGAGAACCAACCCGCGCGGGCCGAAGAACCACGGGCTGGCGTGGTCTTTGACGATTTCGGTGATGGTGGCCGCGCCGATAATTGCGCCGCGCACCAAATCCTTGGGCAACGGACAATTGACGCCCAGGCGTGCCATGAAGTCGAACGCGTCCTCGTATTCGTCCCGCGTCATTCCCTTTGCCGCGTGAATCGCCACGGGCCTTGGATCGAACCCGGCCTTGCTGACCGCGAATGTAGATCGGTTCTCGATATCCTTGACGCCCGCGCAGATAGCCCAGGCCCAGGGCTGGCGGACGGACAGCGCCAAATCCGGCAAGTCGAAATCGGTGTCCCAATTGCTGTTGGTCATGGATAATTCCTCACAATTTGATCATTGGAACCGAGGTCATTTAGACCGGTGGCGGTGGTCTCTAGGGCTGTCGCCCGTGAGCAATGAGTCCCAAGGTGGTTCTTTCATGGCGAAGATCAGCCGGTGGACAGGATGTGAAAGCGGCCGTCCCGGAACTCGAATGGGACGGAGCGCCACGACCACGCGTAGATGTTGACCTCGTATGATCCGGGTCCATCACCGTCGATGATGACCTGTCGGGCGAGATCGTCAGCGCTATCGGCGATGCGGTCATCGCCGATGACCCGGATGCAGAGGTGTCCACCCTCAGGTGGAGACGGGATGTCAGCGTCACAGGTCCACGTATCGCTGTCAGTCACTGTGATCCTGTTTCGCCCCAAACTGACGCACCAGTCGAACTTGACCACCTCCCCCTCGGTCAGTGGCATCGGATCACACTCTTCGTCGGCCGCCGCCAGTCCGGCGCAACCAGGAGCAACCCAATCGTCCGGGCTGTCCCGGAGATCGGGGATCATCTCGTCCTGATAATCGGCAGGGAGCCATTTCTTGCTCATCGAAATCTCCACAATTTAATCAACTAAACCGAGGTTTAAGAGGTCGCGGCGGCATGGTCCTGAAGCTTGCGCACTGCCATATACAGAGCGGTGCGTAACCCCTCTTTGGTGCGGGCCAGTTCCACGATTTCAAAATCACCCGAATCGGAAGGAAGACTGGCCTCGATAACCCATCCGCCGCCTTGCTGAGGCGAAACGCCCATGCGATGCGTTTCGATAATGTCGAGTTCGGTCATGTCGATATCTCCTGGTTAGGCGGTCAAATGCCGGCGCCGTCGTTGACGGTGATGCCGCGCCATTGCTCCAGGTGCGGCACCGCCCACGGGGACTTATTTGCTTGCAGCGCCGCACCGCCAGTCCCGAAGGCGATGGCGAGACACAGCCCGCCTTCGGCCAAGCGGATAAGCTGGGCCAGTTCACTCTCTTTCAGAGGGATGAGCCGTTCTTTGGTCATGGCTGCTCCTTTCAATTTGATCGGTGAACGGGAGGTTATTCAGTGGCTTCATTAACCAAGATTTCAGCCACGGTTTCCGCAACAGTCATGGCGTCGTCATAGCTTTCAGTGATGTCTCCAACGGCATTGTCGGACTCTTGATGTGTCCATCCTGTCCGATCCATTACGCCAATGACGACGGCAGCCCTAAAGTCTCGATAGCTGAAATTGTCCATCTGTCGCCCCTTTCAAAAGGCTGAATTGAATCGGTAAAAACGAGGTCTAGGAGGCTGAAAACTTCAGGAAGCGCGCTCGTCCGCATAGGCGGTGCGCGCAATGGAAATCAGCAGATCGCGGAACGCGGGCGGCGTGGCATTGCGCTTCTTGGTCTTGTCCTTCCCGCCCATCATGGCGACGACGCCAATCTTGCGGGCCTTGCTCTCGCCATAGCGGGCGATCATCCAAGCAGGAACGACAGCCCTGGACTTATCGGAATTGATATCGAAGGCGCCGAAATTTACCCCAACAGCATAGAGAAACGTGGCTTTGCGGGCTGGGTGGCCATATCGCCATTGCTCGACATAGATTGACCGGCCGCTATACTCGTCAGGGGATGACCAGCCCGCGCCCGGCGTGGGCGCCGGGAGGCCGAAGCCAGGCCGCTCGGGATGGTCTGGGGAGTTCCAGGCGCCGCTATATGCCGGATGCTCGATCACACCGCCGACGCGGCGCACCGCATCAAGCGCCGCCGCAAAGCAACCGCCATCATCGCCAAATTTGAACTGGTGAGGCTTGCGAGTGGAACCGTGCCAAAACCTTCCCCACCGCTGACATTCGGGATGCGCTACAACCGGCCACGGGCCTCGATACAAGCGGGCGTCCCGGCTCTTGTCCCAAGGATCAACGCCGGCCAGACCGAAATAGGCGCCGTCTTTCTCGACGTACAAGGCCACGACGGCATCTGAAAACTTACCCTTCATGTTGATTCAATCCGTGTGAGTTTTGATCATGTTGAACGAGGTCAGGTGAACATCAACCACGCCACATAAGCCAAAGCAATGATGACAGCGGCCTTGACCAAACGTCCAATCCAGACGCTGGTTCCATACAGCGTCGAATAATATTCCTGTTCGTTGCTCATAATTCGTTCCTTTCGTGTTCAAAAGTCAAACCTATGTCAAACAGAGTGCGCCCTAACCTTTCCCTGCCGTGCCCTATCTTCCTCAAAAGCGGCGGCACACTCAGAACAATGCCGAGTATAAGGGAGTGACTTCAGGCGCTCCGCTTCAATCGTTTCCTCACAGTTGGAACACACGCCAGTTGACGGAGTTCCGCTATTAACCCTTCCAACAACAGCGTCGATTGCCATTTGATTGAACCTTTCGATGAAGGGCATTGCATCGTCAATTTCATCAGACATTGTTACCTGAATTCTCCGCTAATGTTTCTGTGTTGACGCCGATGATTCCAGCGATGATATCCAAGACAGCTTGTTTGCTTGCCTGGAACTCCTTCTTGCCCATCGCCCTAAGCGATTGCGACTTGGCCGTATAGACGGTAACAACGCAATCGGAAACCGTGACCACGGCAAAAGTATCCATCGGCTTAATGAACGAAGCCAATCTTACCGCATCGTCCCGGCTTGGTGCAACAATTTCCCGATGATCGGCGAAACCCGCTTTGATCAATGCCCACTTCCGTAGATGCTCCGGGCTCGGGATGCGGTCAGCTAACCGCTCTGGAAGATTAGCCCAAGCCTCGTTGATTCCTGCGAAATAGGCACGATGGCTTTTAACTGAGCGCTCTTCGATCTCGGCAAGCTGATACAATTCTCCGACCACATACCGGGCGTCGCATTCCTTCGCGTATCTCGGCAGAGGCCGGAAGCAATCACCTTCCCAGCGGCACGGAACAGGCGCCGCCATCATGCGCTCCTAAGCATGGAAACAATTTCGTCCCGCTCTTTGATCAAGGCCCAGAGACCAGATTCAAGCCCATAGACAACGGCATTAATCGGCTCATGCCTAACAACAAGCATCGGCAAATCAGGGTGCCAGAAACACAGGTCAACCCATTTCCTTTCTGCGATCAGCATTTGCCCCTGCGTCTGCTGGACGTAATCAGGCGGCGACGTCCCATGCTTGCGGTGGTACATCATCGCCTTGATGTGGTTTTCCGCCTTTAGGCACTTGATTTCAACAAGACCGTCGTCACCACAAAGGGCATCGGGCGAACAGCCATAGGTCCCGGTGTCGTTGGTAACAAACCCAACCCGCGTCAATGAACGATCAGTGTAGAATGAGTAGGCGGCGAACGCCCGCTCCTCCAATTCCTTCCCGCGCTCTGTCCATGCGCTCCCTTGCCACTGATCAAGGGTCTTGCCCGCGTACAATTCCCCCGCTAGGGTGATTGCATATCCTGACCTGGATTTGCTTTCCTCACCCTTGCTGGTGACGATGGAGGAAAACTCCGATGCCGTGGGCATTCCGGCCCGGAGTGAATGCCATTCATCGGAGCCTTGTTGTACGTCATGGATGATCATTAGTCGCCCCCATTGCACTTGAGGATAGTTTCGCTGGAATTGGGTTCAGCCATTTCCGCCCTCCATATGTGCGCTGATGGTGGATATGGCGGTGTGAACGCGGCGGATGTCTCCACATGAAACGACAACGGAAACAGATTTATTGTCGCTTTCATTGTGTCCGGTAGTGTAGTTGGCAAGAGGCTTCATCGCCGGCACCGCCGTTTCGGTCAGCAGGCGGCGGAGGGTGTCGCGCTCTGTCTCAAGGTCATCAACTGTATTGTTTAGCCTTTCGTTGGCCTCCCACGCGGGACTTTCGTACTTGTCACGAGCGGCCTTCAGGGCGTCGCGTTCGGCTTCGGCCTTGAACGCACGGAGCAATGCCGGGCCAACTTCGCCCTCCAACTCCTTGCACTTGGCCTCGGATGCTTCATAACGGCGCCTGTAAGCTTCCGAAAACTCGACCTGCTGGCGAAATGCCGCTTCCTGATCCTCTACCTTGGCGGAGAGGGAAAGAAGGGTAGAGCACAGTTTCCTCAAGTTTCCAGCAGAGGTCTCGTACATGTCGCCGGGCGAGTCACCCTCCAAAGGGAGGCTCTTTTCAACCAGTTCCAGCACATCCTCCCCCGTCACCGCCTCGATGGCGGCAAGGCGCTCGGAGTCGGCAAGGAGGTCTGGTAGGCAATTGAGCAAAACTGTGAAGCAAAGATTTCAGTCTTTCCTCGCTCAGCTATCCTGTGCAAATCCTTGCGCTGTACATTCGTCGTGGCGGTCATTTTCTGTACTCCTCGGGAAGAAGGGAGAGGATGGCGTCCTTCACCTGTCCGCAAGCGAACCGTTCGCTAACGGACGAGAGTGGCAGACCTCCTGCATATTCCGGCGAAAGGAACTCTTGGGCTTTCTCGTCGCACACAGCGGCGCACCGCCTGATGGTGTCCGCCTCGCATTGGCTAAGGGCCGCAATAAGAGCGGGCCGAAGACAAGAGTTACTCCCGGCGAAGAATGCCTCTCGGTCACGCACATGCATGTGATCAAGATTCAGCCCGCAATATTCTGCGATATAAGTCATTTCGGCCTGTTCCCACTTGTCCATCACATCACCCCCTTAATCAGAAGAACCAACCCACCCACCAGAAGGAACGCGATCTCAGCGCACACAACCTGCATGCACAGTTCGGTAAAGCCAACGGCTAGTTGATCACGGGTCATCATGGTTTTCCGCCTTCATCTTTGACCGCTTCTTGTCGATGGCCCTATACGCCCCCGGCAAATCCTTGTTCAGGATATCGGCTAGACAGGAAACGCCCATCAGCCCACAGAACGCGCCCACATCGGCGTTTACTTCGGCCAACGCTTCTTGCAGTTCCTGTAGCTGGATGTCATTGATCTTCATCCCAGCGGATGAGTTATGCCCGTCGTCGTCTTGATCGGAGGTTGCCAAGCCCAGAGCCGCGAGAAGAGTATAGCGCTCAAGGTATGATACCGTGCTTCCAACGGCCTGGATTGCGTTCTTCGTCCCGCTGTTATCAGCCCCGGCTTGCAGGCTGTTTTCTTCAGAATGCCCAAGGGCATGACGGACAACGCAGGTAACACAGATTTTACCGCCGTCAACCTGTTCCGTCACCCACCGATAGGAAAGTCCGACTTGAGACAGCAGCGGGTCAACGATTGAACAAACGTTGTCCAAGGTAGCGTGCCAATATTGGATTGAATTGTCTTTATTCCTGCTTTCAAAGCCGACTTTCTTGTTCTTCTCGATCCTGGGCAAAGCCGCCTTGAACTCAGCCATCGCGGCGACAAACGCTTTCCGCGCCTCGTTTGCCTCCATGCGCTCTTGAAGGGCGATCAGCCGTTCAACCGTCTCGATAGGAGCGTTGTTGGCAACGGCTGTCATCACCATCCGCATAGCCGGCGACATGCTGTCGTCATGCGGGATTACGGCGGTGTCTGATGCAATTACAATATCGGTTGGGGTGCTAGACATTGCGGTTGGACTCCAATTGGTAGCGAACTGCGGCGGCAATTTTTTGGGCAGCGGGAAGGCTCCCCATGCGCTGATTGCACTCACGGCACGCTAGGGCTCTGTTGCTCAGGTGATCTGGACCGCCTGCGGACAGAGGGACAATGTGTTCAGTCGTGGCGGTGTCCACGGATAGTCCGGCCCCGCAATAGATGCAGTTCGGCCCATCACGTTCAGCCAGCGTCCGAAACTCCCTGCGAGTTTTGCTCGTGCCGCGCTTCACCTTCTCGACAGCCCGCCACTCTTTCCCGGTGCGAAAGGCCACAAAGGCCCTATCCGCACCGTTCATCCATGACGTGATATTTCCCGACGAGTTGGTGTAGACGATTCCGATACCCTCGTCGGTCAGGTAGCGAGCGGCTTCGTAAGGATTGGTCGTTCCAACCTCGGCAGACCCACGTTCAATCAGCCACGACTTGAACTGCGGCCACGCCTTCTGGAATTCCTTTGCAGTCCGGGGGAGATGTCTCATTCCCCGTCCTCCTTCATCTGGGATGATATGTGCCGCCACGCTTGTCCCTTGTTGATGCGGTAGATGTTTCCGACCGACACGCCGAACTCTTTGGCGAGATCGACTTTCCGCTCCCCGGCAGAGCAGCGCCGCAAAATCTCCACAACATCATTGTTCTTGAGCTTCGCTCCTACAGAGTCCTCTCCGCGCACAGCCGTGCCATGCCGGCGCTTGTCGGCTTCGTTCTCTGCGTATGTGCCCCAAGCTAGGTTTTCAAGTCTATTGTCAGACGGGTCGCCGTTTAGGTGCCTAGCGGCCATGCCATGAGGGCGACCTCCCACAAATGCGCTAAGGACAAGGGTTTGCAATGTGATGTGTCTCCGCTTCCCTCTGCGACAAAGCTGAACGCGGTAGTACGCCCCAACCTTGGTTGCCTTCATAATCGTGGGTGTCTCGAGGCGCTTATGGGCATTCCTGTTCCTCATGGTGAGCGCGCGCACGCGCCCCATGTTTGAAACCTCGTAATCCCCCTCATACCCGGCGATTGATCGCCATACTTCGTCAGCGCATTCGCTGACGACTGCAACTGACGTGACCTCCGCGCTTGCCTCATAGTTAGACTGCGCGATAAAGTTTGCTGTAGCCAATGAAATCCAATCGTCCGGGAAATCTCCCCACCCAATACCACCGCCAAGTTTGGCGGAAAACCGCACGGTGAATTGAATCTTTCTCATTTCATCCTCACGGCTTCGGCGGTATGTAATTGACATGCATAACCAGACAGTCCGGGCATGCCTGATAAGTGAAGTTGGTTTGCGGAACCTGTTCCACCCTGGATTCCGTAATCGCCATGTCTGTAAGGATGGCGATAATTGCCAGAGCTAGAGCCAGGATGAAGGCTGCTATGCGAGGGTGGAGCATGGGTTAGTCCTCCCACCGCTCACGCATGCGCTCGATGGCTTCGGCAGGAACGCCATGGACGTTGGGCCAATTGCCACGCGCCACTATCACTTGGACGGGGAACCCCATATCCACGTAAGGCTGCATTTCCCATCTACGCGTAAAGGTGTTTGCCACCACCACGTCATAGCCTTCCTTAAGAGCGTCCAGCGTCATGGACTGGCACCATTTGTGAGCGGCTGACAGCTTGGCCGGATCGAAGCGGTAGGCGCCGCGATCCATAAAGAAGGCGTCGGCCTCGTAGTGCTTGGCACGAGTGGCGACAACGATTTCACGAGCCATGGTACTTTTGCCGCTGCCAGGGAGGCCGCGAATTAGCGTGAGCTTCGGCATGGGTTAGTCCTCCACTCGCCAGTTTCGATAGGCGCCGTTGTAGAAGTGCCCGGTGATCAGGATATGAGGCTCAAGCCAGTGACGGATGTATTGCCACGGAATTGCAGCGGCCAAAGCCTCATACCCGCTGGGTATGCCAATAGGCTGGTTCATGATCACGACTCCATCTTAGCCAGCTTGTCGGCACACGCTGCCGCAAGCCGCTTCATGTCAGCCCGACGCTCAAGATATTCCCAGGCGATTTGCCGACAACGACGCACGTATTCACGCGACGGGGCGGCACCATCAAACGACTTACGCCGCGCAGCATTGCGAAGCTGATCCTTTGCCATGCTCCAATACTGACGAGCATAAATCTCAGCACCGCGCTTTTCCTCGCGCAACGCCGCCATGCTGAAACATTCCGGCTGGACCGGAACGACAAAATCATCCGGGATCGTGCCGTCATAACGGCATTCAATCTGCCGCTGGATTTCAGGCGGAAGCGCCATCAGGCGATTAAACGCAACCTGAGAAGTAGTCATGATTCCCTCCTTTTTGTGTCAACGTATCGTGCGCTTGATTCCGCCATGCTCATAGGCCGACGGGTTCACAGCTTTCGCGACTGACAAACCGTCCACGTCCGCAAGGTCGCCGCTGGTGTACTCGCAGCACCAAACCCAATACGTCATGTGATCACGCCACATCTCCTTGATCGGGTCGCCGGGCCGCATCTCTTGCAGCCAATCCCAAGCATATTGGGCGGCGCGAGCAGTCTTCGGCGGCCTTGATTCGTATATCGGCGTACCCACGATCTTTTCCCCTTGCGTCTACTCTGCCGAAACGACGGAGCCAATCTTAAACGTCTCTGCGCCGTCAACAAGGTCGGGTGCCGTGTAGCAGACATCTCCGGTCACAAGGTGTTGACGGATTTCCTTAACCGCCTTGTTCTGGCCAACGGGTTTGTCAAATGTCACCTTGACCTTAATGTAATGGATGCGTTGCTTAGACATCTCATTCCCTCCCATCATCAGACACAGGGCGCATGCCCCACCCAGAGTCGATCAGTTCAACAATGGTTGAATGTCCGCTTACGTATTCAGAGAACAAAACGGACATGCACTCTTTCTGCGTTCCGGTATGCACAACCGTTTCATTGTGCACCAACTCATATAAACGCTCGGTCGTCATAACCGCCTCCCGTTCTGTAGTGTCACGCCCTCCTTCCCTCGGGCAGCCGACGCATTCATGTTCGGGGTGGACTATGAAATAGTGTCACAGATTGGGACGCTGGGCAAGCCCTATTTTTCATCGGCCGCTTGCTGCAACTTCAGCACAAGCCCATGCGGCAACCCGTCAAGACGACCAAACAACAGCCAGTCGGACGTAACCCCGAGCACCCGGCAAAGCGGGTCAAAACTCTTTCGCGATGGGTTCCGCGCTCCGCTCTCCCATTGAGAATAGGTAGTTCTACCCACCCCGACGTATAGATAAACGTCTTCCCGCTTCAAGCCCCGAGACTTCCGCGTAATGCGAAGACGATAGGCCAAATCTTGTGCGTTTTCACCCATGACAAACCTCTTGAAATTACGGGCTAACCGTACCAATTTTCGTCACTCTGCGCAACATTCTTGTTGACGCAAGATAGGCCACAATGGTTAAATCCGATATCAAATCTCAATGCAGGGGAATTTAAAATGTGCCATCGCCATTCCTTCATTCTGACCCGCGCCGGTAAAGTTTTCGACGGCATGGGGCTGACCGACAGCCACACCACCATTCGCGCTTTGGCCGGCCTAGGCACGGAAGATTCCTCGTCCTACGCCTTCGAATGGCAGCCTCCGCCAAATTGGCCTGACTCCGATGTCCATTCCGGGCTTACCCAAGATACGGCCCCCATTCCGTCGTGGGAAATGAAGGCGCGGCATTTGAATGCCATCGAACGCCACATCCGCAATCGTTACCCGGACATGGAGGCATGGAATTCTCCTGACGTGGTTTGTGTCCCGGAAAATATCGAAACTTGGCCCGGTGAAATTCACGTTCCGCAGGGTGCCACCCTGACGCTGCCTGCGCTGACAAAGGTTTCTGGCGACGTGCGGGCCTACCAAGGTTCCACCTTGACGCTGCCTGCGCTGACAAAGGTTTCTGG